GTACCGGTTGCTGAAATAGTAAAGGGTAAATTATTACCTGCTGTAGAAGGTCCTGATATAGAAATACCAGGTGGTATAGGTATTGGGGTAGGTGTTGGTGTAGGTGTCGAGGTTGGAGTAGGTGTCGGAGTAGGTGCATATACAGTAGTTGTATAAATACTACTAGTTGATACTGTACCATAAGAATCTATCGTATCTGCATAGAAATTTATAGTTGCTGGGCCAGCTTGTGTTAATGAATTACCGATAGTACCTGACCCAACAGTGGGGCTATATGGTGTAGCAGCTAATTGACTATAACCTCCTCCATTAACACTATACCAAAGTCTAAAAGTATTAACAGCACTTCTAGCATTAGTAAAAGAAGCTGATGGGTTAAATGTTTGGTTACTAAAGACTGTAGAAGGAACTGTTACTGTTATTACCGATGGACCTGGTTTAACGGTAACAGTGGTGTATATGTAACCTGATACTTGACCATAAGAGTCTGTAGCTTGAGCTCTAAAATAAACTTGCGAATATACATTACCATCAGTAGCGGTAAAATTACCTGTGGGTAATTGAGATGCATTAGTAGCGTATAAATAAGCAAAAGCACCCCAATTTACATTATCTGTTGAATATTCTACAAAAACATTACCTAAACTAGCAGAAGAACTAAACCCTGTTGCTTGAACTTGGTATTGGGTATTTGATGCTACCGGTAATGTTGGTAAACTAGACCATTGTATGGTAGGTATCGGTGGGTTAAGTGGAGCTGCAATATTAACTGTGCATATACTTGAAGTAGATTGTCGTCCCCCGGCATCTGTAGCTGTTGCTCTATAATATCTAACAGTAGGTCCGGTGAGCCCTACTGATCCTAGTGTACCTAAAGATGCACTGGGTCCGTTTGATTGAGAAAATATAGATGTAAAGTTTACACCGTCTACAGACTCTGTTATAGTTAATACGTTTAAAGGGTAGTAAGTGGATCCTTGAGATGCATTAGCTGAAACTGTGTATACTTGACCACTAGCTACATTTGTAGGTGGGCAAGTAATGGATACTGAAGGTGGGTTTATTTGGGTTAAAGAGCAATTACAACTGTATCCTACATCGCATATAGGCGATTGAGGAAACCCATATTCATTGCTATATGATAAATTAAATTCCGTACCTGCGCAGGTTTTATTCTCTGTAATTAAATTTCCGGCGCAATCCCAATATTGTATATCAGTGAAACTGCAATCACAATCTAATCTATATAATATATTGGAAAAGCAAGCCATTTTATTAGTTGTTTAATTGAGAAACTAAATTTAGTTTATATTCGTTAGCTCTATCTTTTAAACGAGTTCTTATAATATTCTCGTCTGTAGTAGTGTCATTATAACCTGGTGGGTTAGTATAATTACCATTACTCATAGCTTGTATAATAATTTCTGAATCATCACTCATTATAGCAGTTACAGTTTTTTTTGCAGGACTATCTATAAATTTCACTGGGTAAATTGTTACTGTTGGCATGTTATTCTACTATTATTTTATTCAATAATGTCTTATTATATAGGAATGGGTACTTAAAATAAGGCAACTTTATATCTGAAGAGGTTACTTGAATATCTACTTCTGAGTAGTTTGGATTGAAAACTAATAATGATAAACCGTTGCTATTAATAGTGCTGCCTGTATCTAACACTCTACGCATGCTATAGTTAATTACACCATTTACCCCTAAAATCTTCGTAGTTAAATCGCTTAAAGAAATAAACTTACCTAACTCACAATTTTCTGGCGCAAAATAACTTTGGAAAATAGAATTTATATCATTTTTAATTTGATTCACATTAACTCTAGTATCAGGGCTTTTTTGTATAACTAAGTATGTGGTGTCTCCAATTTCTTGAGTTAGTGTTTCACCAGGAGCTGCTAAACCAATTGTAAATGCTGTATAAACTGGGTCCATTGGTATTAACTCCAAATTTATACCTTTAATTTCATTCATTGCTGAAATTATGGCATTTTTTTGTGAATTCTGTAGAAAGAATTGATTGTTATCTTCGTCTACAGTTTTGATTCTTGGTACCATGTAAATGAATACGTTATTGTCTTGACCAGCATGACCGAAACTCACTTCATTTAAAAGGTATCTTGGGTCTTGGTTTGGTCTAGTAATACCAAGACTATAAAAGTATTTCATTTGATTGTATAAGAAACTATTATTGTTTACTGTCTTTGAACTTATAACAATATTGGAGTAGTTTTTACTAACAAATGTATCAAAATCGGAAGCAGATATTAATCTATTTTGAGCGTAAAACGTTTTAGGAGCATTTACTCTTATTTCATCTACACTTTCTTTAAGTTTTGGTGATGTTGATGCTAAACTATTTGTAAATGAAAGGTTTGCTGCTTCACTGTTAGTTAAATAATTTAAACCTGGATTAAGAACATCTACTTCTATTAATTGAAATTGTGGTGAAGTAAAGAAGTTTAACCCATTACCGTTTAACTGATTAGCTGATATGATACCTTGTTCACCGTCACTTTGTAGATAATAGATGTAGACTATATCTCCAACTTTTAATTTTTTACCAAAAACACCATTACCAAATTTGATTTCATAAAACTCATTTTCATTGAGTCTTAATTCGTATTTAGTTGCTTCACTGCTCTCTAAAAATACCGATGTTGTTTGTGTGTATTCTGTGTAAGTACCTGTTGTAATATCCTTAACATACACGCCAAAACTATCCTGATCAATATTGATAGGTGTATTTGTAATATTATTTTTTACAACAACAGTGAACGTTTCAAAATCTTCACCAGTGGCTATTTGTTGCGGATACTCAACCATTCTACCTTGGTAGAGTAAATTTTCATTATACAGGTTCTGTAACGATTCCACACCATTTGTAGTTTTTGTAAATGTAACATCTTTCGGAAAAGTATAATATATACCATTTACAGCAAAGAACGAATACCTCTTTATAGTGTATATGTCAGCTGGTAAATTACTATTAGCTTCAGCTTCAAAAGATAGTAAAGCGGTTTTATAGCCTGTTGGTTTGTAGTCAATTAATTTTACCAACCTATTCATGTTTTCATAGATTGTGGCTTGATCAAAAAGTGATTCGGTAGCAGTTTGATTTAAGTAGAATAAAAGGTAGTGGTAAGAAAGAGCTACTACATCTATAATAGCATTTAAATTACTACCTTCAAAGTTTTGATCTGTGTAAACACCGCCTTCAGTTAGTCTATTTTTAATTAACTGCTTTAAAGTTAATGCATCAAATGTTGCATAACTGTTTTTTGGTAAAGATAGATCTGTAAAAGTGTTAGCCATAATTAATTTGTATAAAATCCTGATTTATCTAATACACCTACAAATTTTACTTGTTGTGTGCTAAATCTTGGCACTGTTATAGTAAATTCTATAGTGTATTGATTGTTTTCTGGGTCTGGTATCACGTTAATATTATTAATATTTACTCTTGGCTCATAATTAGCTACTGAATTATAGATAGCATTACCAATAGTAAGTGCTCTATCATTGGTGACTGGTAAAAATAAAAGATTACCTAACCCGGTACCAAATGCTGGGTTTAAAGGTTTTTGACCAGGATTGGTATTTATGATATTAGAAATGCTGTTATAAATTGCTCCTAAATTGTAACTAACATTTAGATCGGAAATTTGGTTATTCTTAAGTAATTGATCACTATATGTGGTATCTAATGTAAAATCTAACGTTACATCAGTAAAAACCTGTGCATTGTTCTTCTCAGAGTTAACATTACTTAGTATGTCTAGCTGTAGTTTAGCCATCTCATTAATATTTATACGAGATTAGAAAATTACGGAAAAAGATTAAATAATTACATGCAAAATAAGTTTCTAAAGCTAGTAGAAAGTCATATTGAAGCCATGAGCAATGGTGGTTTATTAGTTAGCGACGTGGTAAAGTTTGTACCTGACTACGCTAGCAGAGAATGCTTTAAAGAACTAGCTGACGATGTTAAAGCATTTGTAAAAGAACTTATAAAACTAGATAGAAACTTAAGAGTCGTTAATATTAAGACATATTACCCATCTGGTGCACCAGGTAATGAAGATAATAGAGGGTCTTGCTTTAATGTTGAAATAG